AGCAAAAAGATTGTCATTTTGAGTATTAATTTGTACGTACGTAAAAAGAAAGAAAAGTCTTTCTTCATACGTAATGCATAGGATAAGAATTTGTAAGAGGCTATACCCCCGAAAAATAAAAGAAATTCGTACATGTCACCTTAAGGTGAGAGAGGATTAGTTGCTTTTAATAGCAGCAAGAATTCGTTTGGTTACACGCTTGGTAATCTCGTTAACAATCTTTTTGTCATCGAGCACCTTAATATTAGCGTTTTTAAGTGCTTCAGCCAAACCTTCTAGTTCTTCATCACCACTATCATCATAACCCATTTCGTCGCCCATGTCAAGACTTTCTTCGCCTTCGGGTGCGATTTCTTCTTCGCCGCCTAAATCACCTTCTAGATCATCAGCGCCCAAGCTATCACTGGTTACATCGACTTCCACGCCAGTGTGTGTTGCAATTGCTGAAGCGATATCATCGACTAACGCCGTAACATCTTCTTCGCTCATACTAACTTCACCGTCGTCGCCAAGATCATCCATTGGTGCTTCGTCGCCCATCGGTAGTTCATCACCGCCACCTAGTTCGCCCCCCAATTCATCTTCTTCCGGAGGGGGTAGTTCTCCCAATTCCTTCAGGAAGTTTTTGGAAACACCCTCATTGATCTTAGCTAGCTTATGCCAGCGGGCAACAGTTGTTTCGTTTAATAATTTACTCATTTGTACGAATCTCCTTGTAAATTCGGTTTACGTTAATAAATAGTCTTTAAAATATTTAAAACGCCATTGAAAGCTTAACGTTTTGCCATCTTCCTTAAAGCGCCATCTTGAATTTGTTTAATCCGTACTGCTGACCGCTTTAATCTTTTTCCTATCTCTTCTAATGTCAATACATTATTCTTTTTAACCGCAATTAATGTACAATTTTGGTCTTCTTCATATTCAATATGTAATCGACATTCGCTAATTTGACAGGGTATTTTATGCTTCATGCAATCTTTAGCACATCCAATCATAAGCTGTTTTCCTTTTCTATTATATCGAATAGCTCTCGCTTTTCGTCTTCAGTAATATTAAAATCATCCCAAATTTCTGCACCTTTGGTTGCCTCTCTTTGAGTAATTTTACGTTTGGCTTTAGAGTTTCTATGTTGTACTTCTTTAGCGGTTTCAATATATTGTCTAATATTTGGATCACCACTAACGTAACCATACACCATTAATCTAAGAAACTCTGGTATTGATAGTTTATCATATTTGACTGCTGCAGCTAACTGTAAATGTCTAGCTTCCAGCTCTTCAAAATATATTTGTTTAACTTCTGGCATAAATGTGTGTCGAACTTTCAAATTGTCCAGCAGAAGTTTGTTGGATTAATTGTGCTTTCTTTTGAAATTCTGATATTGTTCTGGCACCAGAATACGAAAGGCCTGAACGAATCCCTTTGGCTAAGGATTTCAATATGTTGCCTACAGATCCCTTATAAGGCACCAAGGCGGCAACGCCTTCCTCTGACCCGACGTAACCTCTCCAAGCGTTCTGTGCGTCCGCTGACGCCATCCCTCGGTACTCTTTCATGACACCTTGGCCTGTCTCAATCTTGTGGCCCGGGGCTTCGTCTGTACCTGCAAGTAACGAGCCAAGCATAACTAAATCTGCACCGGCTGCAAAGGCCTTTACAATATCACCACTAGTTTTTATTCCACCGTCTGCAATAATAACCGGCCCGGGCTTTAAACGTGTTTCAAAAGGTTCCGGATCATTCCAATGATTAATTGTTGTTCTACTGCTTTTAATATCCAATAAACTTTGCAGCGTCGGCATGCCATGGCCGGTTTGAATTCGGGTCGAACATATACTCCCACCACCGATGCCGACACGGACAATATCCACGCCTGCGTTGGCCAAAAACCAATAGCCCTCTGCTGTAGCTACATTACCCGCCATTATGTATACATCGATACTGGTTAAAAACTGAATAACCTCTGCAACATTGGTGTGATGACCGTGAGCTACGTCTACACAGAATAATAAACAACCTTCGCTTCTTAAAGCTCTAACCCTTTCTTTATAATCTCCAGTTGCACCGATAGCACAGCCGGGATAAGCGTTGGATTTCGAACATTGTTTATAAGCATCAACTTGTTCTTCAATAGTACAATATCGATGTAATATTCCTAACCCGCCAGCGTGTTCGATCGCTATGGCCATATCAACCCAAGTTACTGTGTCCATTGGACTAGAAAAAATAGGTAAAGCCAAATCATATTCAACACCTAGTGTAATACCAATATCAATTTCTTGTCTTGATTTAATATCTGAGTGTTGTGGTACAACAAGCACATCATCGTAACTTAAAGCTTGTTTCATTCTGGTGGTCTTTCCGCTATTTTCCACTTTTGTTCTTCTAAACTATGAAAAACTCTGTACAGATTTGGGTCATGTCGATTCGCAGTTATATAATAAACTGCTTCTTCACATGTTGCCCAGCTTTTTTGATGTAAATTTTGGTGGGGTGTTGGGTGTACCGTATGCGTACATACCGGATCTTCTAATCGTTCATAATGATTAATAAGGCGCTCGATGTACCATGCAGCCTTTTTTAAATCTTCAAGAGGTCTACCCTTGTGTTTGTGTCTCGCAATATATTTAATTGCGTTGCCGTCGTTGAATCCCAAACCCCAGTCTTCAATAACATCGATTACTTCATATTTCCCAGTATTATAGTGACTCGGATGGTTCACTGCTTCTTTATTCATTTGTTTCTTCCATTATGTCTAAGCCTGCTTTAACACTTTTGATGAACCACTCTTGAAACCGGGTTTGATCAAACTCTTCTAGGCCTTCTTCTTTAAGCCACCAATCATAAAATTCATCAGAGGCTTCGAACACGACGGTTGCGGAACCATCTTCGTGTTCAATCACTTCCTCCACGGTGATCTTGAAGTTTGTGTTCTGTTCGTTCTCGGAAGTCATGTAAAATCTCCTGTGCTTTTTCCCAGCACTCGGGGCAGTATAAACGTACAATTTTCTTTTCATTGTACACAACTGTATACCATGATTGTACCATAGCTTTGTCCTGTTTGTCAAATTCTTTTTCACATGTAAGACAATTATCTGGTAGTTTGTCAAACATATTCATTTTTTGAGTTACTTCTTTCTCTAAACGCTTCTTGGCCTGTTTCGCATTTTGTCTTGCAATTTTTCTACCAAACTTGTTTGTCATATTTCCTCTTACTTAAGAAAGTTTTTCCATACATCATGGAAATTAATAGTTTTCGTTTCTTTCAAGTGTTTGTTTGTTTCCACACTCGCGGCGATCATACCGGTAAAAACCGGTTTAACTAATACATCGTTTGTATTGTTGTTAATAAATTTCAGTAAATGTAGCGAATTTTGTAACGTGAAAATGGGCTCTTCATTATCATCTTTTGAATATTCACCAACTGCAAAATTTATGATTACTTTAATTTTCTTTCTATCAGCGGCTGGAGCCGTTACCAATCTTGGCGGGGTGTATATTTTGAATTTTTGTTTGTCTATTATTCCAAACAAATCACTTTGAGGTGAATCTTTACCAAATAAATCGGTTTGTTTGGAGTCGGCTTTAGCTAATGCATTAAATAACTTTTTATAATAATCTGTTAAAAATTCTTGTATCATTTTATCTGTATTTGATGCTGTAAGCCAAACACTCGGCGGCGCGGTCTCGCCCCAATCTGCTAAACTAGTAATATCAATCTTTTTAGCTAATTCGCGTTTAAAAAGTTCAAAATCATATACTAATTCGGTTCTTGCAAATATAATATTGCTTTCAAATGTTAATTCAAAATTATTAAGCATCTTTTCTAATGCTAATATTTTTTCTTCAATAGTTACAGAATTAGCATTTCGTAAAAGATTAGCATCATTTAAGTGTTCTACGATATTATCAAATAGCATACCTATATCAGAATCAATTTCTTTAGCATAATAATATAAATCATTTAATTGGTCTTCAATATCACCATCTACTTGTAATTCAAGCCAACGTAACTCTACTTCACCGTTATATACTTCAATTTCATCCGGATGATAAGTCCAATTAAATTCTGTAACAGCCTCTTCAATTTCATCATCGTGTTCTGCATCTTCATTCAGCCACGGTAATTCATCAAGATCATCAGCATTAATTGTATATGAAAACGACCATGAAAGAAAATCAATATCACCATCTACTTGTAATTCAAAATAGTGATATAAATGTTCTATATTGGCATTAAATTCAGTTTCAGCGGCACTTATAACCTCATCCCAAGAAGGCCCGGGCGGGTCGGAATCTATATTGTGTTCCATATGATCAGTAATATCTGTTATTATTTCATCTAAATGCATATCCATATCAGATATATCATCATAACCATATGTTGTAAGAAGTATTCTTTCATATGCTTCAGCTACAGCGGGGCCGTGGTTCTCTGCTAATTCTTCTAAATCTGACGCATGTGCTTCATCAAAAAAACCAATTACATTTAAAATTAATTCTAAAGATTTTTTGTCTTTAGAATCACGAATCAAATGTTCATGTAAAGCTGGTTTTAATTCATCAACCGCTGCAGAGTGGTCTTCTTCATTATATATATCTTCTAAACCACTAGTGGTATATTGAAAAGCAAATTTTTGTTTGTTTTGTCTTGGCGGGTTGTTTTTTAATTCTAGAAATAAAAAGGCACTGCCCTGTTTTTCATAATCATTCCAATAACTCGGATTATCACGTTGCGAAATACACCACTGCGCGCCTAAACCATATAATGCGCTGGCCGCATGCGATGTGATTCTTCTAACAATCATATTATGTTCATAATAGACAGCACTAGCACCTTGTTTGGCTGTTTTAGCTAATTGTTTTTCCATTTCTCGTTGTTCAAGTTTATGCTCTGCCGACGAGCAGGCGGTCCTTAGAGATTCTATAGTAAAATATTTGAATATATCTCTATGCTCAAATAGGTTTTGGTGGTTATGAAAAAATATGATATCATACATAAAAGAAGAAGCTTTATGTCGCATTTCGCTGTCCGTGTACTTCTTGGCATCTTCGCGGATATCTACCAACGCCCGGAAGGGGCCTGCAAGACGGCGCTCGATCGCGAGCCTATCATCATACACGGTTTTCCACATTTTTTCATATATACTACCATAAACTTTTGCAAAATAAGGCAAATATTTATTGTTATTGGTAGGATCCCGATCCACCATAGTATGAATATCTGTTGTAATTTTTGGGTATTTAGCTATCGCATCAGATTTTCTAGATTCAAATAAATAACCATCATCTAAATCTAATGTATCGCGCCATGAGTGAAGGAGTGATTTTATTTGCATATATTAATTAGTATTAATCACGGGTTAACATACAAACGTATTCAATTTAAACTAGTATGTTCCACAGCATCAAACTGACAATAAATGAAATAACGGCAGGAAAGATTATTGCCTTATATTTAAACGTTTTAAATTCATTCTCTAGTTTCGAAATTCTTTCTTCAAGCATTTTTTATCCTATATATATTTTAAACAATGAAAGACCAACACTAACAGCTACCGCAACAACAGCAGAAATGGTTGAAGCCTTAACTTTGAGAGTAATCATCGCAACTTCTAAGTCTCTTAACCTTTTGTTGAAATCGTTTTCTAATTTTTGTTCCAATTTGTCAAATTTATTATCAATCGATGTTTGAATTTGCTCGACTATTGAATTAATTTTGGGGTCAAACAATTTAATGTTTTCGTCTAAACGTTCTAAATCTTTTAATACTAACAATCGCCATTTAGACCAATCATCATTATCGTTATTATTAGCCATTTATAGTCGCTCCCTCTGCAATACTATAACTAGTTAATAAAAGTTGCTCTAAGCTCGGTTAATGGTGAATATTTTAATTGCTGTATCCCCGGATACTTTAAAAAGATATCTTGGATCAAAAAAAACCTTCAAGCATTGCTTCAAGTAATACTATTCGTTCTTTTAAATTACAACGCTTTTGTTCTAATCGCTCACACTTACCACAATGACGCTCAATCATTATTGCCCACACGCCTTTGTATATACATTTACCCAATTATCATGGGGAAATGAAAATAATTGATTTTCACACTTACATTCATCATACCATACATGAAAATCACCAATTGGCATATCTTGTTGTACAGCACATTCATTAGAACACTTTACCGTGTTAGGTACAACCCACACAAATATAAACAATAATGTTCCAACCAGCGTGGCTGCGACGGTTCCAAATATAATCTTTTCCCATAAATACATTTTATACTCCTGTACTTCCAAATCCACCGCTTCCACGGACGGTATCATTTAATTCTTTAACTTCCTCAAACTCGCAGCAATTAACTGCAATTAAAACACCCTGTGCGATTTTCTGCCCGGGCATTATAAGGCGAGATTCCACTCCTATATTATGAAGATTTATATATATCTCTCCACGATAATCGGAATCAATCACGCATGCGCCTACAACTAAATTTTGTTTACTAGCGATTCCCGACTTGTTTTTAATTTCCCACATGTACCCAACCGGCACGGCGACACTTATGCCGGTTGGAATTACAACCGACATACGAGGTGGAATGAGCACACCACCCCTATCTTCATCATATCTTGCAGATGCTTGCCTGCCGTTAGGACAATAGAAAACGTCCGCGCCTGCATCAGTTGGGTGTGCTCGCTCTGGCATTTTAGCTCCTTCACGGAGTAGCTTTACTTTCATCGATCATCTCCTTTAAAATTTCATAATCCATATGTTTGCGCGCATTAGTTGCTATACTTTCAATTAAAGTGTTCCTAAACGCAGTGTTATCAACCGTAATAGCCGGATTTGCAGTCCATTTAGCTTTAAGTTTACGTGGTTTAGCTATAATGGGTGTACTAACAATTTTAACTTCCGGAACGCTATCTCGTTGTATTTTCCACCAACTAATAAGCAGTATTTCTAACTGTGGTGTAAGTTCTACAATTGGTCGACCGGCAAAAGTCCGTCCAAAATGTTTTAGAAGATCGTTCTGAGTTTTAAATCCACCACGAATATATCTAAATAACCTTGGGATTGCCGCAAAGGTTAAATAATGTTTGTAATCAAATACATGCGCGAGCATTGGATCTGTCACTAAAGCCAAGTAATCTTGTAAAGGTTTGTCTGGGTGTCTAAGTGAAATACCTTCCTTTCCACGTTCTTTGATTTCTGTCTGTAATTCTATCGTTCTTTGTGTTGCCCAAGCTTGAAGAAGCGGAATACTGGCCTTAGATATTTTGTTATTATATAAATTCAAATACTTTGCAACTCTAAACGCGTGTAACTCACTCGTAAACTCATCATTAAGTTTAAACTCGTCTGAAAATACAGCATCATGATAGTACACGTCGGAAGTAAAAGGATCATAAGCAACCATGCAGTTACATATATCAAAATTCCCAAGCACCTTTTCCGGAGAGCCGTGTTCAATCACATCCCCCACTAGTTGCAGTTTGGGCCGAATAAGTAAGCTTTTCCCTTTACCCTTTGGGTCTTGAAGAATAAGTTGTGATTCTATGGTTTTTGCATAACGACTAGTCACTATTTCAGCGACGCCATAACTTTGCACACATTTTAAAGCAGCTTCATATCCAGCTTTGGTGCGATAGAATATATCGATATCTGGCCATTGATATGTTTCGGAAGTAAATGCATCCGGTGTCTGATGTAACCAACTACTTGAAAGCATGCCTAACATATCAACGTTTTTGGCTGCGAATACATTGTAAAACGAACCCTTTTGTAAAGCACGACGGATCAAACCACCAGCAAAAAATCCACCATTTGCGGTAAGAGCATCTGGAATTTGATTAAAAAACTTGTCCCAATCTGCGATTAATTCGCGGAAAAAGCTAGCATTTTCTATTGTTATATTCATTTTTAAAGCTTTATAAATCTGATTGTTTTATATTCGTCGATGTCTTTAATTTGTCCCAAATATGCCATTGATACGTTGATTTCTACACCAGCCATTGCCCAGCGCGATTTAAAAGCCAAGGCGCGTTTTCGGGCGCTAACATAAAATTTGTGTAACTCTTCAATCGTGTATAAATTACTTTTAGTAACATATGGAGTTACACAAACTCGTTTTGTCATCAATATTTCGCGCCATGAAGACGGATTATTCTCTTGAATTTTTGAAACATATTCCCCCAAAGGGCTAGCGGTATTGCCAACGTTTGTTTGAGAAACAGTAACAAATTCAGATTCAGGTGATTGCTCTTTAAGATATTGTTTCAACCCGGTTGTGGGAATTCCAATCACATTAGTTGCTTCACATCCGGCATACATTCTGGCATTTTGAAGTGCCGCTTTATATTCATTAGTTTTCATTTCATTATTGGTTAACGGCTTTTTATTAGGATTGCGAAACTTTTTAAATTTACACCAAACATCATTAAAGTTTTTAATCAAAACCCATTCAAGGCTTTGACCGCTCTTTGGGGCAGCGAGCCGAGCAATCTTAACTGCAGCCAAAGAAAGATCGTTGTCACTATTAAACAGTGTAAGCTGTTTCTTGTTTTGGGCGTTAAGTTCAAGTTGTTTTAGTTGCAATTCTATCTTATCGGTCGCCGTCGTTAACAATACGGGAAAATGTGTCCAGCCCAACCGTTTACATGCTAAACATCGATGGATTCCGCCCCAAAGATTGTCGTCTTTGTCGGCCAATCCCGGTTTCTGCAGTCCATATTCAATTATACTACTTTCAATATTATCAAGATGGTTCTCGTCATATTCAAAAACCCGAGACTGCTGCAAAACGAGTTTGTCAATTTCGACAAATTGTACGTTATGTTTAGATCCTCTGTAATCACAAATCATTATTTTTCCTTATGCAATAAGAGTTAGTTGTCTTGAAATCGAGCGCACACTAAATCCCCAATTATCATTGCGATCCAACTTCCCAACGTAAAGTCTATTGATATGAATCCTATCTTTTGAATGTACGCCCCAACAACGAATAGTTGTCGACTCGCTAGTGTTATCGAGCACATTAACGATCCAATATTTCTTACCGTTCTTGGTACGTTTTTCAATTACTTCTCTTGGAATAAACCATGCCATTCCTAGCTGATCGTCCCAATTACCGAGAGCGGGGATCCCACGTTGCTCAAGTGCATCAGCCATATCATCATCTATAATCATATTATACGGAAAGAGCCCTGTCAAGCTTGCAAGAAATTCTATTTTTTCATGCTTGGTAAAATTTCCTTCCGGAGCATACATTTCCAAATTCTTTTTGAAACGTTTCCTTGTGCGAGGGCTTGGTAAATCAACCACGCATGCGGACCAGAAATGTTTCAAGCCTGTAAACCTTTCATCTACTAAGCAACCAAGAGCACCGCTGCATGTTAACGCGTGCAAGGCTTTCTTATTTAATTTTGAATATACAATATCATCATTAAATAATAATTGTTCAATTGTGTTAAATGGACGATTGTTCATAATTTGAGTTATGGCTGCATCGCCTAAACCTTTAATAGAATTAAGGGGCTGAATTAATACTTTTTCATCGTCCGGATCAATATCCCAATTATATCCGGATTTATTAATATCTACACCCTTGATCTCAAAACCAGCTTTACGCGCAATATTGATTGCTTGTTCTTTTCGTTTTTCTGGTTCTTTATCTAAAAAGGATACCATCCATTCAGTTGGATAATAATTGAGAAGCCATGCACACTGATAAGACAACATGCTGTATGCCACGGCGTGAGATTTGTTGAAGCCGTACTTAGAAAATAGCTTAAACTTTTCAAATAATGCATCTGCTTGTTTCTCCGTCATTCCTTTTTCAACGCAGCCTTTAGTAAACTGCTTATGATATTTTGCTAATTTAGCTTTCTTATCTTTGTCTAAACCTTCAATACCCTTTTTTACGTCAATCTTAACTAAAATTTTACGTAACATGTTACCATCATCAAGAGTGATATTATGACCTAATTCGTGTGCAAGCAGTGCGATCTGCTCTTGAAAAATCATATAGCCAAACGTTTCTTTCGTATGCTTTTTGTAACATTCTAAAGCTTGACCGGATAAATCAGCATAACTAACAACGTTGTTATTCTTAGCTTTTACATACATCTTATCTACATTCGCACCAAGTGGGCCCGGTCGATAAATACTAGTAATAGCTGAAATATCAATTAGATTTTTAGGTTTAGCGTTCCCGCAGAATTTTTGCATACCACCTTGAGTAAATTGAAAAACTCCTGCAAAATTTCCATCATCAAAAACGTTTTTATATACTTCTTGATCTTCGAAATCAATTACGTCCGGATGTAGTTGGCTATCATACCACGCTTTAATATCTTTAAACTCTACATTTTCATGATTTTCGTGGCGTTGCAAGATTAATTCAACGCAGCGCTCGATCATTTTAAGTGTACTAATCCCTAAAATATCAAATTTAATGAAGCCAAGCGGTTCTAAATGTCGGACATTCTGGCCTTCTGACCATGGCGTCTGAACGGTTCCACCGCTTTTAATTAGCGGCATTCGTTCATTAAGATTTTCACCAACAACCACGCCGCCGGCGTGTCTAGAAATGGCGCGGACGGAACCAAAAATAGCATCAACGTGTGTAGCTACATCTGGATATTTCTGCAAAAACTCTTTTAGTGTTACAGAATTTGATTTAACTTCTTCAAAGGTTGGTACGTATACGCCAGCTTTAATGCCATGCGCAGCCTTAGCAATTGGAGTTGCCTCCTTTACCATTTTAGACGTAACGGCATTAACCTCTGTAAATGGAATACTGTAAAACTTACCAATATCTTTGATAAGCGAGCGCAATTGCAACGTACTAAAGTTTGAAATTGGTACTACAGAATTTTCACCCCATTCCTCAACTAATTCTTCTTTGAATGCGGCGGCGTCTGAAAAGTCCACATCAATATCCGGATAATCCGTGGCGTCTTCTCGTAGAAATCTTGAGAATAGCAAACCATATTTAATTGGATTTACTTGAGTAATTCCTAATACATACGATACTAACGAGCCCGCAGCCGAGCCTCTACCGGGTGACATAAGATATTTTTCTTGACCTTTATCAGTAATCGCCTTCATCGTCAAGAAATATTTACTGAACCCTCGTTTGTTGATAACTTCAAGTTCATGAGCTAGTCGAGCACGATATTCTTTATCGCCGCCTAGGCCCGAATCGTGTAAGCCTTCAGCAGCTAGTGTAATAAGTTGCGTATCAGCATCAACACCTTCTGGTACAATAAATTCTGGTAAACGTACAGTATTATCAGGCATAAACGTATCAATCCGGTACTTTGCAATACACTCGGTACGCGTAATAGAATCTAGTACGAGTTTGTCGTCATATTTAAATCCGCATTTATCAGCATAATTTTTATATGCCGCAAACATTTCATCACCATTTTTAGGATATAATTCATAATCCATTTCTTCTAGTGACTGCGGAAGTTTAAATTCTCCTTTACCCGTCTTATTAAGCCAGCCTAATCTTTTATATAGCTCTCGATCTTTCCATGAGTCTCGCGTGGGATAGTGTGAGTCCGCTGTGCTAATAAGAGGAATATCATATTCCTTACAAACCTGAATAATATATTGATTTAATTCATGTTGTTCGGGTATCGCATTCCACTGTAATTCACCGTACCAACGATCACCAAAAATTGTTAGCATACGTTCGGACGTTTCGCGCATGGCATCTAATACGGCTTCGGCACCCTTGTCTTTATTTTCCCACATGTTACCGGCGTATACACCGCCTAGGCATGCGCTAGCTGCAATAACACCTTCGCAATTGTCTGCTAATGTTTGATAATCTAAACGAGGATATTTATAATAATTGTGTCCGGAAAAACTCTTGGATACCATTTTGAAAATATTATTTAAACCCTCTTGGTTTTGGGCTAGTAATATCAAGTGGTTGCGCTTTCTAAGAAAATTCTTAACAGCTTTTTTAGATTCTGTTTCATCTTCAACAAAGGTAGAATCCGCTTTAGTCGCAATTTGCTTGCTCTTCTTTTTATTCTTATTGTCTTCTTGAATTTGAAGGTATTCTTGGTACCAATCTTCAACGGATGGCAGAAAATATGCTTCAACGCCAAAAATGGGTTTAAAATCTAATCCATCTTTAATCATGCGTTGTGCGTGTAGAATCTGATATGACAGTGCATTCATATTACCATGATCGGTCAAGGCCATAGCGTTCATGCCGTTTTCATAAGCAAAATTCATATGTTTCTTTGGTTCGCCCAACCCATCGAACGGCGAGCCGACGCCAGAGTGCGCGTGAAGGCCAACGAACGGTATTTCTACTTTCTTTTGTTGCATTTAAACTCCTTTAAACTATGTATTGGCCACAGCGCTTGATCATGCCATCCATACCAATATACCAAAACATTACCAAATCATTACCAAATCACCCGCCTTAAACTTCGTCATTATCCCAATCATTCTGCCATGTTACCTTAGAACGTTTTTCTGATTCAGAGGGTGCAACTTCCGATAATCGTACCGAATTGTGTACCGCTGTCCATAATGCCATACAACCTACAAAGCCGCCAAAACTAATTGGAAAATCCATAATGCCAGCATTATCGGTTGCAACAGCACATATGACTGCAAATGCACACATAGCTAGATACGTAATTAATGCTCTATTTTTCATTTTTATCTCCACTTGAAAGTTTCACCGTAGCACCGGTAAAAAGTTTTCCCATACAATTTCCACATAGCAGAATTCTTGCAGAATTCGCGAATGTCTACAACGCAGTATTTTTACAGTCTTTTCCTTTACACCTAATCTTCATCATCAATCTCCACAGCAAAGCCTTTAAACCTGCCGCCATAGGCCAGCATTTTTTTGTGTGGCCGTTTAAAATGTTCTTGTTCTTTCGACCCTAAAAACTTACAAAGCTTTTTCCATGAATCGATATTATAGTACCATGGTGTTTTAATAATCTGTCCACAGTCTTCCTCTAGTATAACAGATTGGAGCGCATTGTCAAGTGAAAAATGCCTTGCTGACCATCTTTCTTCTTGGGGTAACTTTTCACCGCCATGGGCCTGGCCGGGGACTCTTACGCCGGTCCCTCTTTTTAAGACATCTTTAAGTATTGTTTTATAAAGCTTTTCATTAAATGAAAAGCCCAAGTATTCACCGTCCAAAGCTGTTTTTCCGTTGTGTTGTAAAAAGACATTTTGATTAGATGATATAGTTTTTCTATGTTCTCGTAAAAATCTTGGGTTATATACACCATGTGGAAAAGCTACATAATACCGGTCAGGTACCAGATAGGTAGATACGGTTTTCGCACTTTTATGAGCTATTTGTGCCCCATATAATATTGACCACGCAAGACTATCGCGTTTTTGTCTATCTTTAGGATTAATTGCCACATAAACAATTGGGATTTCTCTTTGTTTGTCAGAGGGAAATCGGTCGAACACTCGATAATACCATACTAAATCTTGTACAGCGTCGCCCAATCTTTTTCTTATGAGCGGTTGCATCTGTATATCGCATACAACCCAAATTGTTTCACAGCCGACACAGGCGCACTCC